TTTTTACTGTAATAATCAGTTTTCCTATTATAAGCACCACTTATTATATTAGAATAAGTCTTTGTTGGTATATTTTTCAGTATTTTTTTAATATTATTTGTCAAGGAGTTATAGTCAGAAGATTTCGTTTTGCGGAGATAAGACTTCAATACACTAAAAAAGTTTTCAATCGCATTTGTGTAAGGCTGATAGGGGACAGAATATAATAATTTATTATATTTTGTTGCCTCATATTTCACTTGAGAATTTCTATGACTGCTTGCATTATCCATGATAATGAGTTTATTTTTACGTTTGACGACATTTTTCATGAAATCAATAAGTCTTTCACTATTTATTCCCCCTTTTTTGTAAAGCTTCCATCCTAAACATCCTTTTTCTGTGATTGCAAATATTCCTGTATATTTTATAAATACATCAGGAGTTGATGTTCTAATTGTACATCTAGTTCCTTTGGTGCTATAGCAACGGTTTCTTTTAAGGGATGTACTTAATGATGTTTCATCAATACAAATTATACCATCCAATTTGTGTTTCCTAATATTTTCATAAAATACCTCAAGCTGTTTTTTTATGTTTATTGGCTTTCTAAATCTAGTTGTGGGTTCATGCCTTTCTCTTTTGAGTTTCAAAGTTATATTATTGTCTTTTATTACTCTTGATAGATGATATCTACTTATTATGATGTCCGGATATTTCTTATTGAGTTGAGCTAATAGATCATTCATCGTCATAGTTTTGTCTTTCAATAACATATTCTTTGCTATACTGACTAATTTGCTTGTAACTTTATAAGAAACAGCCTTACGGTTATTTCTTTTTATACTTTTGCTTTTTTTGTACCTATCAACCCAACGCATCAGACTTCTTTCCGAACAATCAAATATTTTACATATTTCTTTTTGTGTTTTGTTACTTTTAAGGTAGTATTTGACTGCGTTTAATTTATAGTCTTCGCTTCTATGTTTATTCATTTATATTTTTATATAACATAAAGTATTGTTCATTAACTAAGAATATAATGTCTGATAAAGTTCCTGATATAAAGACAGTCCTTGAAGAAAATAAAAAATATAAGGACAAGATTAAAGAGCTAGAAGTCAAGCTGAAGAAATACACAAATAACGAAAGACATAAGAAATACTATGAAAAAAATAAGGACAAAATAAAAGAAAGATCTAAAAAATATATGGAAAAAATGAAGAAAGAAAATCCAGAAAAAATAAAAGAATGGAAAAGAAAATCGTATTTCAAAAAGAAAGAGGAAAATAATACAAAAATTGAGTAAAAGTATATAGAATATTGCGTAAAACTTCCTAAATTATTTTCTATATAGAAGATATATAAAAAATGAAAAAAAAGAAAAAATCTGGAAATCCACCAGATCTAACGCCACAAAAACAATTGTATAGAACTATAAAAACTTCTTTGAAATCAATAGCGAAAGATAGTAACGTTTTAGATGAAATAAACAAGGCTGTTGTCAGATGTACAAGGATAGTTTCTGACGCATACATGTTTATCCGTTTGTACAATCTTTATTTATACAAAAATAAAGCAGAATTGCCAAAATTGAACAGTACCTTTATAAATGCAAGTATCAGAGTTCTTGGAACAAGAGATAATAGAGGTAAAAGACCAGCTAAGAATGATATATACGTCAAACTTGAAGATTTTTACGAAAAAGAGTATAAATCAATATATGTACATAAAAAACATGATATGTCTGGCCTATCTTTTATTATTCCATACCTTAGTCAAACGATGGAAACGTGTATAATCAACAATCTAAAAGAACATTTCGTAAAAAGATTGTTCCGTTTTATAAATATAGTTGCTGGGAAATATTACGATAATGAAAGTGATAAAATAGACGATGATAAAGAATATACCAAAAAGAAAAAACATACTTTGTTCCTCCTAAAACAACATATCTTAGATGTATCAAAAGAAGAACCAAAAATATTCGAAAAATGGCTTTTAGAATATAAAGATAAAATCGTCCCTTCCGAATTTAAAAAATCAATTCCTTACGATTGTAAAGCTAACCCGTCTAAATACCTGAAATATGCTCTTTTTATGAATTCCATTTTTGAAAAAGAAAATGCAAAAATCGACAAGAAAATCAAAAACATCAAATCATCAACAGATGCAGAAACAAAGAAACTAGTCAAAAAATTAAATTCAGAAAAAATAAAACTTTTTCAGCCTTTGTCTTTGAGGAATTCTTGCATTCCGAAGTATGTGACTTTTGATACTGCTGCTATTGCAAATATGTTTTCAGAAAAAGGGGAAAAAGGAAAACTACTTCAAACAATATCAAAAAATAAAGAAACCATTTGGGAAAAATGTCTCAAGATAAATAAAAAATTATTTCATCCGAATTCAGAATATGTTTTTAATTTCACTATACAAACTGACGGAGTAGGTTGTAGTTTACTTTTTTGTCATAAATCGATAGCCTCGAAAAAATACGGACAAAATATCGAAAAAGTAGAGAAAGATTTTGTTTATTTAGATGATCTTACAGAATACCAGTTGGAAAATTTGCAAAAAAAGAAACTTGTAAGTGTAGATCCCGGAAAACTTTATTTGGCCTATATGGCTGATGATGAAGGAAACAAATTAAAGTATTCTTGTAGACAAAGGGATACAGAAAGTCTAGCAAAACGTAATAGAAGAATAATCCAAACAAATAAACAAAAAAGTAAAATTATCGAAGAAGAAACAAAGTTAAGCAATTGTTGTTGCAAAACTTCAGACTTTAATAAATTCAAAAAATTTATAAAAGAGAAACATAAGATTAATTTGAGAATAAGGTCTAAATATGAAAATATGTTGTACCGTAAGCTGTGTTGGAGAACAAAAACATATAGACAACGGAGTGAAGACAAATTTATAAATAAAATAGAGGAAACTTTTGGACCTAAAGAAGATCTCATAATACTTTGGGGCGATTGGAGTAGATCGACACAGATGGCAGGTTTAACTCCAACTATGGGAACAGGATTAAGAAAAATAGTAGCAAAAAAATATATAACTCTGTTGATCAATGAATATAATACCAGCAAAAAATGTTGTAATTGCTGGAGTAATATCGAAAATGTCAAGATAAATGAAAACACAAAATTCCGTCTTCTAGTTTGCAAAAACTGTAAAGGAAAAAATACTGGTAGCTCTGAAAGCGAAAATAAATCAGTGTTTAATTCTTCCAACAGTTTTTTAACTAGAGACTTAAATTCTTGTATAAATATGCTTAGTATTGCTAAACATATGATATATAGGGACAAAGAACGCCCAAAAGAATTTTGTCCTTTGTCGAGAAGAGGCAAAGTTGCTACTCGAATTAATAGTAGCGCTAGTAAATTACCATCACCTTCCATAAATGTCAAAAGGAGGAAGGAAAAAGTTGGTATATAAGTTGTTTTTACTGATCGCAATAGATCAACTTTTGCATATTTATTTTTATGGCCTAAAGTCGGCGTTTTAAATGTGCAAAGGTGTAAGAATAAAAGGTCATATATTATGTGACGTGTTAACAGAATTTATACATGTTAATGAATACTCAGAACCCGTTTTCAAACCACACATAGTGATATCAGGCGAATTATCTGAAAAAGATAAAGATTACATTAATGTTGCATATAGAGTACCCGATGTACCGAAAGGTATTCAATTAATTCGATGGATGAATAAAGAAGCATTTGATAATTATATATTTGATAACTAATTTATTAATTTAATAAAAAATTATTAATTTAATTTATAAATAAACGATGTATAACTGATTAACAATATATTTAATCTACTTCTTCGATTTTAGGCCCTGTAGACTCATTATTGTTTACATTAGTATCAAAAGATGGCTCTGGTACACCTTCTGGCTCTGGTACACCTTCTGGCTCTGGCCCACCCTCTGGTCCTTGTCCAGATGCCTGTTCTTGTTGATAAATTTTAGCCATGATTGGCATAATCTTATCACTAATTTCTTTTTGTTTACCTTCATAATTTTCTTTACTTTCGTCTTGGTTCTCGTCCAACCATTTTAATCCTTCAGTTACTGTATCATCAATAACTTTTTTGTCGTCTTCTGTAATTTTTTCTTTAATTTTATCTTCATTTACAGAATTTCTCACCTGGTAAAGATAATTTTCCAAATTGTTCTTAGCATCTATCTTTTCCTTATACAAATTATCTTCTTCCAAATGTTCCTCGGCTTCTTTAACTAATCTTTCGATTTCTTCGTTAGACATACGACCCTTTTCGTTTTTAATTGTAATATCTTTGGTTTTACCTGTCGATTTTTCGATGGCACTGACATGGAGAATACCATTTGCATCCATATCAAAAGAAATATCAATCTGAGGAACACCTCTTGGCATTGGAGGAATACCTTCTAAATGGAATTCACCCAATTTGTTGTTATCTTTAGTTCTTATACGTTCTCCTTCGAATACTTGAACCGTTACAGCAGGTTGATCATTTGCATATGTACTGAATATTTGAGATTTCTTAGTAGGGATAGTAGTATTTCTCGGAATTAGTGGTGTCATCCTTTCACCAGCTGTTTCAATACCTAATGATAATGGGGCAACATCAACCAACAAAATCTCAGAAGTTTTTTCATCTTCTCCTCCTCCCAAAATAAATGCTTGTACAGCTGCACCATATGCTACTGCTTCATCTGGATTAATAGTCGAAGATGGTTCCTTACCATTAAAAAACGATTTAAGCAAACTTTTGATTTTAGGAATTCTAGTTGATCCTCCGACCAAAACAATGTCATCTACCTTATCTTTACTAATACCAGAATCTTTTAGTACTTTGGTTACTGGATCCATACATTTCTTGAAATCGTCACTACACATATCTTCAAATTTAGCTCTGGAAATAGATGAGCAAAAATCTACACCATCAAACAATGAATCAATCTCGATGTGTGTTAAATTAGATGAAGACAAAGACCGTTTCGCTCTTTCGCATGCCGTTTTCAAACGTCGAATTGCTTTGTAATTGCCCGAAATATCTTTTCTGTGTTTTTTCTTAATTTCATCAACAAAGTAATCTATGAGTTTTTTATCGAAATCCTCTCCCCCAAGATGAGTATCGCCAGCAGTGGCTTTAACCTCAAAAATACCATCACTAATATTTAGCAATGATACATCAAATGTTCCACCACCTAAATCAAAAATCAGAACATGTTTCTCGATGTCACTTTTTGCTTTATCTAATCCATATGCGATAGCCGCAGCGGTAGGTTCGTTAATAATTCTCAGTACTTTGAGACCAGCAATTGTTCCGGCGTCTTTTGTTGCTTGTCTTTGTGAATCATTAAAGTAGGCTGGTACAGTAATAACTGCTTTTTCTACCTTTTTTCCGATAAAACTTTCGGCAATTTCTTTCATTTTTACCAAAATCATTGACGAAATTTCTTCAGGTGAGAATTTCTTTTCTTCACCTTTAAAATTTACTTTCACAAATGGTTTCCCATTTTTGCCAGATACAACATTAAATGGCCAATATTCCATATCGCTTTGTACAGATGGATCAGAAAAATTACGACCAATAAGACGTTTAGCATCAGATACCGTGTTTTTAGCATTTGAACTAACCTGATTTTTTGCACCATCACCTATTAAGCGCTCTGTATCAGTGAAAGCAACGTAAGATGGGGTAGTTCGGTTTCCTTGCCCATTCGCAATAATTTCAACTCTTCCATTACCAGTGTATACACCAACACAGCTGTAAGTAGTACCAAGATCTATACCAATGCAATCCATTTCGTTTATTAATGATATTACAAGAACTAATCTTTAAATACATTTTACGATTCAACTTTTTTATAGCTTAAATAACATATATATCGAACGCATTAATAAAGTATGATATGTGGGTATTTTGGGGCAAGTGCGTTTACTATAAAAAAATTGATTTATATTCTATTAATTTAAATTTTTACATGAACAATTTGTATTATAATGGATATATGTTATGTTTGTAGAGAAAAAATCAATCAATCGGCAAATTATTGTGGAAATACTAATTGTCAATACAAGGTACATGTCGAATGCGCTAAGCAAATGATGCACAAAAGAAGTCGACGGTGTGGTTGTGGAAATAAAATAGATACGTTTAATTATTACGAATTAAAGATCAAAAAGTGATTCGATAATACGTTTAATTATTACGAATTAAAGATCAAAAAGTGATTCGATAATACGTTTAATTATTACGAATTAAAGATCA